AGGACAGCGTTGAAGTGGTATCTGAAGTTGGCGAAGACAATATTCTTCGTGTCAATTATGTAACAATTTTTTTGGACATTGAACTTGCAAAGAAAATAGGCAAATATCAAAAAAACATTTGATGTTCCCCGAAGGGGCTAGTAGGGTAAAGCGAAATAACAATTACCTAAAAGTTAGATCGGGGGCAACTTAGGCATGAAACTCATTGAAGATTTTTTTGACACGAAAAAAGCCGCGTGCAAAGGCGAAGACATCACTTTGTTTTATCCGATTCTCCCCGCTGGTCAGCATCGCAAAGACGTTGAAATTGCAAAACATTTATGCTCGCAGTGTGAAGTGATTGAAGGATGCTTGGAGTATTCGCTTCACTATGAGCCCCTTGGAATTTGGGGAGGGAAAAGCGAAGTTGAACGAGAAGTTTTGAGACAACAAAAAAATATTTGTTTACCTATTGATCGCAAAGCATCACATTCTGTGCGCAGATCAGTTAGAGCGGGTCGGGTTGGCAGAATAGTTCGGCGAATAGACTCGTTGAATGAGTAATGCTTCCGTACCTATCCATGTAGATCGGTTCATTGCCAAACTGAATGGTGTCCGACCGACCAGCAACGGTTTTGAGGCTAGATGCCCGTGCCGAAACGACGACAACAACCCTTCGCTTTCAATCGGGATAGGTAGTGAAGACAAAATTTTGATTACTTGCCACCGTGGGCAGGGTTGCTCCGTGGAACAAGTTTGTCAGGCAATGGGTGTGACCGTAAAAGAGTTGTACCCCGAGAAAAAGGAAGAAAGAAAACTATCACTAGTAGCCACATATGACTACCGTGACGAAAATGGAAAACTTCTTTTTCAAAAACAACGATTCGTAGACCAATGGGGTAAGAAAACTTTCCGGCAACGAAGACCAGATCCTGTCAACAAAGGGAAATACATTTTTTCTTTAGATGACACACCAAAAATTTTGTACCGCTTGCCCGATGTGCTTCACGCTAAAAGCAACGGCGATGTGATTTGGCTCGTGGAGGGTGAGAAAGACGCTGACAACTTAGTCAAACTTGGTTTATGCGCAACCACACCACCAAACGGAGCGGGCAAGTGGCTGGATATTCACACACGCGCGTTAGAGGGTGCACAGGTTTGGATAATTGCCGATAACGATTCGGTCGGTAGAGACCACGCCAAGATGGTGAGCAACACCCTTCAACAAAATGGTTGCACTGTTATCAATTGGGTTCCTCCAAATAATTACAAAGATGTTTCCGAACTTCTTGGTGCAGGGGGAAGTGTTGATGACTTGATTGAAATGGATAATGCTGAACCACTTGATGACATTGTTCAGCATGAAGAAGAAGAGCAACAGACGGAAGCAATTGTTGAAGCAACAACCCCATTGATTGCTCTTGCTGAACGCATAAATTCTCTGCTGATACGAGAGGACATCTCGGAGACGGTGCGCCTAACCAAAGCATCAATGATGATCGGGTCTTTTGTGCATGAAGATGAAATTGACAGAGGAAGGCTTGTTAATTGGTCGGATTTTCTATTGGAGACAGAAAATGACGAATACGACTGGATTATTCCGAATGTTCTTGAAAGAGGCGAACGAGTAATCGTTGTCGCTGCGGAAGGCGTCGGCAAAACCATGCTCGCCAGACAGATCGCAATATGCAGTTCTTTTGGAATTAATCCGTTCAATTTTTCAAGAATGAAACCAATCAGAACATTAACAATTGACCTTGAAAACCCCGAAAGAATTATTAGGAGAACCTCATCAAATATAATGGGAGCCGCTCGGCGACTTGGATACTTGGAAGGTCAACCTGAATGCCATATTTTGATAAAGCCTTCAGGTGTGGATTTGATGCGACCAGCAGATCGCCTCATAATTGAAGAAGCGGTAGAAACTATCAAACCTGATCTCATTTTGCTCGGTCCTATTTATAAGTCTTTTGTGGATCCCGGTGGCAGAACATCTGAATCAATAACTGTTGAAGTGGCAAAGTATTTTGACATGTTGCGCGATTACTACAACTGTTCGTTGTGGCTTGAACACCACGCACCATTGGGTACATCTTCATCCACGAGAGATCTGCGACCATTCGGTTCGGCTGTTTGGTCACGCTGGCCGGAGTTCGGTCTATCGCTGACTCCCGACCCAACTGCTATTGGTGATTATGTCTATGATGTGCGACATTTTCGTGGCGCGCGAGACCTGCGGGCATTTCCGACTAAAATGAGAAGAGGGAAAATCTTCCCGTTTGAAGTTATTGAATTCATGGACACAATTTAAAATGGCTGAAAAGGGACTAACAAGAGAATTTCTCGCTGAACGAGACCTGCGCATTTTCAAGATGAGGCAGGCTGGCGTTCCAATTGCGGAGATTGCACGAAGGTTTGGTATTGGCACATCCAATGTTTCAAACTCCGTGAAAAGACAATTGAATAAACTTAGTCAAGAAGCCTTGCTTATTTATCCTGAAGTTCTTCAGATGGAACTTGAACGATTAGATGCTCTTCAATCCGCAATCTGGCCGTTAACGCAACACAGGAAACAGAAAATGGATGACGGCACAGAGGTCTCTATTGAGCCAGATATCAAGGCGGTGTCAACGGTGCTTTCAATCATTGATCGTCGCGCAAAATTGCTTGGTATGGAACAAACGAATGTAAATGTTCAGATGGATGTCCGTGATTCTTCTCCGATACGAGCGGTATTGGCTGGCGCGCCGGGCGTTGTTCAGGCTGAGAAGTTTGATTCCGAGGCTGAGGCTAAGAAACTTTTGATATTGATGAGCGATGCGGGGATTATGCCGAAAGATACGATCAAACAACTTCTTGGTGATATGCCAGCCTTGAGTGATGGAGAAGATGAGATTGAAGATGCGGAGGTTGTGGATTCGTTGGAATCACCAACAGAGATAGAGTCTATCTAATTTCAAGAAGTGATGATTTCGCGCAGTCCATCTCAATCAAAGATGGCATTATTGTTAAATGATATTTTCACTTATTTTCATCGCCATCACCGTTTTAGCGCTTCATCTTTTTGTCATGAGATCAATTGATTCATACGACGGATATGGGGGCGTTAGCGCATATCGCGAATGGAAACAATTTGAGACAAAGTACAATATGTATTTTGAAAACAACAATTCTTCTTCTTTGTAGAAATTCTATCTAAGATCAAAGTAGTAGGAAGTTTCGTTCCACTGTTTTATTTTTGGTTGTTCTAAAAGTGTTTTCATTTCTTCTAAATAACTTTTACTTTTTGCCCCCTCGGAGTGAAGGGTATTTGTGTAGTGACCAATTACTGCTCTCCTGAGAATTATCCCTTTAGGCTCTAACGCACAGTGAATTAGATTGCCGTGCCAAATCAAAACATCTCCTTTTTTGGCGAGGAAAGTAAAATGTTCGTGATCGTTGTGCGATTCAATTTCTTTTGTAAGACGTGGGTTTTGCCAACGACCGTTCACTATTTCTTGGTCTTTACCCATGTAAACCGCTTGTTTGTCAAATTTCCATTTGTGGGATTTAGCAATTAACTGGAATGGTCCTGCTTCCATAGTGACATCTTCTGCTGCAACCCACGCACCAATGTAGTTATTGTACGCAATCGGATTAGACAGCATTGAATCTTGATGCCATGGTTTTTGGCTGGTTGTTCCCCAAGTGTCAACACGATGTAGTGCTACAGGTAATTCTAAATCTATAAAAAATTGATTTATTGAAGAATGACACATTATGTCCATCACTTCAGGGTGGTTCAAGTATTCGTGAGGATCGTTCCCAGATTCCATTGACCAACCAAAATTGTTTCCATGTTGGTCAAAATTATTTGAGTGTTCCTTGTTCCAACTGTCAATATAGCGATCTATCAGATCATCGCTTATGGCTTTTTCTAGTACCACATAGCCATTCTCTTTAAAAAATTCAACATTGTTCATAAGGTTTTAAAGATCGTCCCTGTAAAATATTTCAAAGCCACAGTGCATTACCGCTGAAGCCAGTGTACCAAAGTATGTTTGTCGGTCTATTGATGGATCAACTGGCTCGGTATCTATTCTGAGTGATGCTTTCAATGCGGCGGGATATTCAATGTCTCTCATGGCTTTCCCACCGTTGAACCAGAGCACATCACCGAAATCAATTTTTCTTCCAAGTTTTACTTGATATGACATTGCGACGAAGACATGGTCGTCGGATTTTAGATGCGTAAACGAAACACACTCTTTGACTGGAGAATTTTTTATTGCGAACAGGCTTGCTAGGTTTTCTCCAGTTGTTTCTGCTGGAGACATTGAGCAGTACCCTTCGGCTGCGAGTGTGTATTCGGTGATACCCCACCCTTTTCTCATGATGACAGATGCCTCTATTACCGACCTAATGCGTTCGTCTTTTGGGGTACCAAAAGTATCCTTAAGTTGAATTATTGTCGCCAACTCATTATTTTTCCAACCAAATATATTAATATTTAAATCAGAACCTATTCCGTCTTCGTCAACTAAGGCTATTTTTGCTGTTTTGATAGATTCAACACATAGGGCTATCTTGTCAAAGTCGGTTTCGTAAAAGCCTGTATACATATAAGGGAAACCTTACAACATTACGATTTTACAAAAATGATGAGGTTACATTTGAGGCATTAAGTCTGTACTAGTGTTTTTCTATGACCTCAAAACAAACAAAAAAATCAGTTAAAAAAAGCACTTCAAATAAGAAAGCGCCTGCTAAAAAGGCTCCCGTTAAAAAGGCGTCGGCTCCCAAAAAGCCTGTCAATGTTCGCCCCGAGGATGCCGATCGTTTGTTGGCAACTGCCAACGAAACAAAACAGCAGTTCGCTAGCGCAGATAAGTTGATGAAAACACTGGCTCAACAGCCTTCCATCATTCGGGCTAATGATGTAAAATCTTTGCCTCTTCGCAAAAGAATGCTTGCGTGGTTTAAAATTTCAAAGTAGTCTTATCCCCATGAGGGGATTTCGGGGGAAACAACAATGACAACAGATGCTGATGTGCTGCCCCTGAATATAGATGAAAATATTCTTCTTGGCGATGTCCGAGAAACTTTGGCTTTGTTGCCAGATAAAAGTATTCACTGTGTGGTTACATCCCCTCCATATTGGGGTTTGCGTGATTATGGAACAGCAACTTGGATTGGGGGCGACCCCGAATGTTCCCATAAGCGTGACAGTAAATTCAGTGAAAGTTGCTCCACAGGACAAAAACTTTTAGAAGGCGCAATCGGTGACGGGATATATAAAGTTCAATGTCCTCGTTGCGGCGCAATGCGCGAAGACAGTCAACTTGGTTTAGAACCAACAGTAGATGAGTATGTTGAGCATATGGTTCAAGTTTTTCGGGAAGTTCATAGAGTTCTGCGAGATGACGGAACTCTTTGGTTGAATCTCGGTGACTCTTATGCGGGGAGTAACGGAAACGGATGGAAACAATCCATTGCGTCAACAAATGCTTCAAACGCTGGTGGGGAAAACGAGGACTTCAGAGCAAAGATCGGCAGAGACGACGGCGATTTAAAACCGAAAGATTTGGTTGGTGTTCCTTGGCGTGTGGCTTTTGCGTTACAGGCAGATGGATGGTATTTGCGTCAAGATATTATTTGGGCTAAACCCAACCCGATGCCAGAATCTGTAAGGGATAGATGCACAAAAGCCCACGAATACATTTTTCTTTTGACAAAAAAATCTCATTATTTCTTTGATAGCGAAGCAATTAAAGAACCAGCCAAATATGCTTATGACGACAGGGGGGCTCGTGCGGACAGCCGTAAAGACGCAGGGATCTCAAACGCAATGCACGGTTCAACTGGTGCATTTAGAAACAAGAGGTCAGTATGGACAGTGACAACGAAACCTTTCAAAGAAGCACATTTTGCGACCTTCCCACAGGATCTAATAGAGCCCTGTATTGCTTCTGGTACGAGCGAGAAGGGATGTTGCGCTCAGTGTGGCTCCCCGTTGGTTCGTCAAGTTTTACGCAAGCGAATCGCACGCAACGAACTCCCCCAAGAAGATCCCCGTTACCGCCCGAACGACTACAACGGCGCGTATGGGGAAATCAACGGGAAAGGGGACGCTGGCTATACCCAAACAAGCACAACAGGTTGGGAAAAAGCGTGTAAGTGTTTAACAGAAGATGTCGTCCCCTGCACGGTTTTGGACGTGTTTTTTGGTGCTGGCACGACAGGCGTTGTGGCACAGAAATTGGGCAGAAATTATAAGGGTTGCGAGTTAAACCCTGAATATGCCGAGATAGCAACAATTCGTCTCATTAACGATAAAGAAAAAAACAGGCTTTTAAAAGAAGCCGAAGATAGCCAACCTTCTTTATTTGAGGTTGCTTCCGACGAGTAATAAATGTTGTATGATTTATCTACATAGAATTCTCTTTGACTTGGAGGTCAAATAATGTCAGCATCAGCACCCCTTCTTCTCCCAATGACAGTCACAGGCGCATGTGCAACAACTTCAACAGTTGTCGCTCGCACTCCTGTTGCAGGTCGTGTCCGTGGCATCACAGTTGCAGTTGGTACTGCTCCTGCGGGTTCGGTTTTGAGTGGAACAGTTCGTAAGGCAACTTCCTCTGGAACTGTTATTGGAACTTGGTCAATCGCCGCTGGAGCAACTTCTGCTGTAGCGACAATGTCATCCACAGATGGTGCTGACGAACTCGCAGCAGACGATCTCGTTCTTTTGGTTGTTGGTGCAGTTGGTTCGGGTACCGCTGGTTCTAACTTGACCGCTCTTCTTCAGATTGATCAGTCAGCAGACCAAGACGGTTCAGATGTTGTTGCAGTAGCAACACTTCGTGGCAACCACCCAGGTAGCGTTGTAGCCTGATAATTAAGTAAGTAAAAGAGAATTAAACCCGACAAACTTTTAGTCCCCCACTTCCGTGCAGGTCGGTGGGGGACTAATTGTATTTATGGGCGTAAAAATGTTATAGCGACTCTCTCGCTTGCCCTCACAAGCAAAAACAATGCTTCTGTTTGTGTGTGTGTCAAACACCATTCCGATATCTCTGTATCAGTAACAAGTTCCAAATATTCACAAAAGAATCTTGCCCTACCACACATAAACGGTGGCACCCCGCATTCTTCTGCTTCCATGAAGCCTTCTGCTAAAAGTTTTTCTTTAGCGCCACACGCTAAAAGTATTGCGCCCCATATGTCTATTTCTTTTGTGTATGGGTCGTAGGTTGCGTGGTTGGAGAACCCGTGTTCTTTTATGTAGTCAACAGCCTTGTCGTAGATGCTGTCAGCGCCAAGTTGTTTTAAGGTTGGGAACATTATTCTTTTGAGATTCCCTTTTTACTACAAAGATCGGCATATGCATGGTTTGGGGTTTCCCCTATTCCTACAGTCTGCTTGTATTCGTCGGTGAACAGATCAACGGCTTCGCAGTCATCACCTTCAAAATAGTTGAGCATCGCTTCCGTGAACTCATCGCACTCTGCGAATGCAAGCCACTTCCCACCCTCATATATCCCCCCATACCTCGCTTCCCTTATGACGACGGGGTAAAGGTTGATCCGTTTGTGAGTCATTTCATTTGATCGGACATGCACCTGTTGCACAGTCATCAAGCGATAATTCTGAACCTGTTGCCTGACTTAACGGCAAAGATGGATCAATTTTTTTCACAAGTGCATCATAATCGGCTTGGCTGATCTGTTCATATGGAGGAAGCGGGAAGTTGTGGTCTGCGTGTAGGAGAAATGATACCGATTTGACACCAGTGTCATAATTTTTTGACAACCATTCTTTGATTGATTCAAGTTCTTCTTTTCTATAATAAACAGTTACAGACACGGCGTTGTCCGCCCACTCTGTCTGCATTTTTTTGACCCATTCAAGTTGTTCTACTGCCGTCATGTTCTCGGCGAGAACCGCATTATCTGGTGACTTGCATGGGAACTCAACGACATAGCGTGAGTGGTCTTCTCTGCCGTCAATACCGATATCCCAAACAACCTTGTGTCCTCTCGCACGCAAGCCTGTCACAAGGGCGTCAGACGCACCAAAACGCACCCTACGGATGTAGAACGGCGCGAATGCGGGATGAATGCCCGGAGTGATACCGGGGAGTAAGGAGAGCGTCCCTGACGGTTGGACAGTGGTAAGTCTGACGGAACGAGGGAAGCCTTTTTCCTTTGAGTAATACATGTCAAATTCGTCTAGGTGTCTGTAAGCCTCATCTAGCCAAGAAACTTGCTCTGCTGAAGCCTGTAAAACGCCAGAGATGCTTTGTCCTAGTCGTGCGTTTTTCGCAACGATTGCGTTTGTTTTTGCATAAGGGTAGGCAAGACGGGTGATCTGTTTTTGAACCATGTAAAGAAGTTCGGATATTTCTTTTAATTGTTTGATGTCGCAGATATTGGGTAGGAATATGGTTGAAAGATTGCATGACTCTCCATCGCCTAAACCAATTTCGGCACATGGGTTGAAACCTTCAATGGTTTTATCTGCTCGTTCTTCTTTAAGTCTTCCGAACTTGCGGGCGAGACGGCGATTTACAAGACCGTAAGGTTCGCCACCACCCGTATAGCCCTTCCATAGTTCGGGCATGATGTGGTCGTAGTAGTCGGCATAGATGCTGTTGTTTGAGTTGGCTCGGTAACCGGGGATGTCTCCCGAAGCCCAATTTTTTGCTCGCAAAAACAGAACATCGTCGGGGTCGCCGATAGCGATCTGTGCGGAGCGTCGTGATGAGCCTGAGACAACCACACGACCGATTATGTTGCAAATGTCTAGGACATCAATTGAGCGAAGTTTCTTTCCCTCTCTTGCTTCCATCACTCGGCAGATGTCTGCAATCCCGTCCACCAATGCGCCGGGTCCGCTTGCTGTGCCTCCAAATGTCTTGAGGGGTGCACCAAATTCTCGGATAAGAATCGTTGAGTATGAGAATGATTTACCTGTATCAAAATATGACTTCAATACGCTGTGTAATAGTCTTCGCCAACCTTGACGAGAATCAGGGACAATAATGTCTGCGTCGTTTGAACGCTCGTGAGTGATTTTTACATTAGGGAGAACCTTTGGAAGATCGTGAATTTTTGCTCGTTCCACCGAGAATCCGACACCACCGCCGAGCATGAGGTGGTCAAAAAGAAATTCAAAATCTTCTACCTTTTCTATGTTTACGAAATAGCAGTTATTGAGCGAGGCGGCGTTGAATTGTTTGATGAGTGGAGTTCCGAGTTGCCAAAGAGCACGACCCGAGAATGATCCACGCAGGTTGAAGACATGATCAAAAAGTTTTTCTGCTTGAGTTTTGGTGAGCGGAGTTCCAATGTCTATGGCTCCGTTAACACAGCGTTGAACGGTTTCTAGCCAAGTTTCGTTGCGATTAAGGTCTTCAATGCGTCGCGAATATGTGCGAAGGTATACAACTTCGCCTAGCCCATTAAATCCCCAAGGAGGTGTCTGAGTCTTGTATTGGTCAACAAATTCTTGGGATAGGTGAGCGGTCATTACGTCCTCTTTCGGCGCATAGGGCAATATGGGTAAAGAACCATATTACAGCACCCCGCATTTTCAGTAAAATCCTAATTACGGGTAAGGTTATATTTTCTTGCTTCGGTCAGCGAGATTATTTGACCTTTAGCGAATTTCCGTACTTTTGCGATAACACCAGCAGATACTTCCTCGGGGACAAAGAAATCTTCTTCTACTCTGAATGTTTGCCTGTCATCTAATGATTGAAAAATACCTAAGCCAAGAAGTTTTTCGGGGGGTTTATGCCCTTTGGGCACACAATTCCCTGTTGGGTCACCACAGACAATGCACGGCTCTCCTGTGGCACGAAGAATCTCTATATCACCATAGATGTATTCAGGCATAAACAATGATACATCGTGCCCCCAAAAGGAAAAGGAGCACCTTGCGGTGCTCCTTAGTCATTCCTTCTATGCGGGGGGCATAGACTTTTTGCCCCAAGTGTTATCCCTTGGTTGCGAACTTGTTTTCTGCTTTCATTGCCTTCATTTCCTCTGCGAACAGTTCCTCAAATTCGTCGGTGTATCGTGTTTGAAGAACAAACGATGCTCGTCGTTTTGCCTCGTTGCGACGCTTTGCTTCAATCTTCCGAAGTTCTGCGCGTCGTACACGCTCTTCTGCGGGGAGTGGTTTGCGACCGCGGCTCACGCCGAGTTTCTTTTTAAGTTGCTGATATGTCGTTGTAGCCATTATGGGCTCCTTGTCTTTCTATTTAGTTGTTTATGTATTTCTTACAAAAGAGATACTAACTAATGGCTTGATGAAAAACAACCCGATATTTAGGAAATATCTAAAAATGTTTTTCCCTTTATCCACAGGGGTTTGAGCGGAGTTGCTAAACCCCATCTATGGGGGCTACACTTACGGTATAAGTAATATACCTACAAATACTAAAGAAAGAGAAACAATGAAGACATCTTTAATAACCCCGCCAACGGTAAGGAACCTAGAAGAAGCAAGAGAACAATGTCTTGAATACGACGCGGTTTTGACTGCGGGTCCGTATCGCGATGAGGTTAGAAACTTCAATCACCCTATTCACAAAGTCGTTGAATTTAGCGACACAATGTTTGAGGAGCACGGCGGACCGACATATGAGGACATCGTTGAACTCGTAGAGTTTGGTGTAGGCGTCCCAAAATTGTTGGTGCATTGTCACGCGGGTATTTCCCGTTCAACAGCAACAGCATGGGGAGTGGCGATAGCAAACGGTAACGATCCGTTAGAAGCATTTCTATACCTTCAAGATAAACACCCTGAAGAGAAAGGGTTTTTTAATCAAGGAAAACGACCATTCGCACCGAATATCTTGATCGTCAAACATTTGGATAAGTACTTTAATCTTGGTACGACACTCTTGGAAATTCGTCATAAGCATTCCGAATCAGGTTGGTAAAGTAATGAAAGTTTTTTGGAACGAAAACTACACATCCATCAAATATGATTTTGATACATCAAGAAAATCTGACGATATTGTCAATTTGATTAGCAAAAAAGTTTTGGAAACCCCTGCAAAAGTTCGTGTATTGCAGGATGTCCCAACAATAGAGATAGTTGACCCCGAAAAGGCAACCGACATCTCAAAGACTGAACAACTAATTAAAAGATGGTTGAGTCCTCAATATGTTGAGGCATTGAAAACAAACAACGACTCACGGCTATCGCAGAGTCAAGGTTTTGAATGGTGTTCAAACACTTACAAGTTTGCGCGAGCACATACACATGGACTGATCGCATCAGTTGATGAAGTCTTGGCAAACGGGGGGAGAAGCGGAAGCCTTTCTTCAGGTTTGCATCACGCATCAAAAACTGGTGGTGCAGGGTTTTGTACGATCAACGGCATAGCACTGTCAGCAATTTACGCATATGAACAAGGTCTTGAACCAATAGTTTTAGATTTTGACGCACATTGCGGTGGTGGCACTATGGACTTCTTGAAAACCTTCAACGGGGTTTTACAAACCCAAAACAAGATTTTTGGAAAATCAACACCTCCGATCCGTCACATTGATTTATCAACTAACTACTTTGACGAATACGACATTGAAGTTGATGAAACTTGGGCAAACTTACATGTTCTTGATTGGGAAGAAGATTATTTAGAAGAAATACAAAAATCCCTCTCATTAGCGGAGCCGTTTATGACTGATAAAACTATATTTATCTACAATGCAGGGATTGACCCGATTGGTTCACATGAGATAGACGAAGAAGTTATAGCGCAACGGGAGAAGATTGTTTCGGAGTTCATCGGCGGTCACAAGGCTATCTTTGCGTTAGCGGGTGGATATTCGGATATATCAACAACAAGAGAAGATGTAGCAAAAATGCACCTCAAAACGATTTACGGTTGGTCATGGCAGACGAAATAATTCACGGGCTATACGCCACATACACAAACACCAAATGCAGGTGCTCGTTGTGCAAAAAAGCCGCGGCGGAATATATGCGTGGCTACAGGAAAACTTCCACAGGTAAAAATAACGCGAAGTTTCATCAGATCGTTGCCAATAAACGCTCACAAATTGCTATCAAATGGATTAAGGAAAACCATCCTCAGCAATGGGATAAGATATGTTCGCGAGCCATAAGAATTGTTGAAAAACAAGAAAGAGGAGAATGAAATGCCTTACGGCGCTGACAATATAGAAAATCGTTTTGATGACTTTGTGGAAGAAACAAACAAAAAGATAGAAGAACTTGAAGCAAAAGTTCGCTTCCTTGAGAGTGAACTCGGTAAAAACAAAATAGACAGTAAATCAATTATCAACATCACTAATCAGGAAATCAAAAGTTCTCTTGGTTCTACGATCAAAACAATTGGCGACATTGTCAAGAAAAATAATTTAAAAAAATGAACAAATATGTGGGTGACAGCAATCAGGAAGCATTCGTACTGGATGTTCTTGACTACAAAAGAGATGGTTTCTATGTTGAACTTGGCGCTTTTCATTCCTCTGAAGGAAGCAACACTTACGCTCTAGAAAAGTCGTTCGGTTGGCAGGGTGTTTCTTTTGAACTAGTTGATGAACGCCGTGAAGAGTTCATTCAAAATAGGTCAAACCCGTGCATGGGTGATGCCCTCAATTTTGATTACATAAGTTATTTTCATAACAATCACTTTCCGAAACAGATTGACTACCTACAAGTTGATATTGACTCAGGGTACGACAGGGCTACTAGACCTATCGGGAATCATTACACAACACTTTTGGGTTTAATCACCGTCCCCTTAACGCAGTACAGATTTTCTGTAATAACTTTTGAGCACGACGCCAATATGTATTTCCGTAACAGCGGGCAGAGGGATGCTCAACGAGAGATACTTGACTGTCTTGGCTACACCTTGGTAACTAGAACGATTCATGAAGATTGGTGGGTTGATCCGATAGTCGTAAGCCCTGATATGTATAAGAAACATA